TAAGTTAGTCCCACTTGGGCATACCCGCGTTGTAAAGCGAAGGAGTCCAAATTGGTTCCAGGTCTTACATTGATGTTGACGTCGTCTCCATAGCATACCATAGAACAATAGTCTTCAAAGCATTGAGGTGGCAAATTGGTTTCTTTGGAGAAAGCATATCGCGTAGCCAGTTTAACTGCTAGACAATTGATGATAGTTGTCGCAGCATTGCCCGATGGTTGAGAGTGTGCCCATACATACAGGGTGTCATGTAGTAAATGGACAGAATTCACAATATCGAGCCATAAAACATAGCGAACGATTTCATGCTGAGTTTCGCCATTGAGCAAGTACCAGTTGTTAATTACGTCGTAGACGGCCCATAGTAAATCGGCAGAGAGGCTTCCATCGAAGTTCGAGAAATCACCACTGGTCAAATTCTTCCCAAAATGAGTCAGTTTCACGTAGGTTTTCTCCCAATCAAAGGAATATGGATCAGTTCCCACACTAATTTCATTATGAATACGATTGTCCATAGCATTCGCGACGAATGCCAAGAAATGTCTTCTAAACAAAATATTGTAGTCTACCGGTCCACATGCAAATGATCGAGTCTTACCTGCCGCAACTTTTTCTATTGGGCGTCTTTCGTCCTTAAGTGTATCGACCCAAACGGTTAACACTCTGCGTCCCTGAAGAGCTTCATTCTCACGGAATTGTACAGCTTGGCGCATTGACTCTGCAACATACTTGTCTTCATCCTTTCCCAACCAATCTTGTTTTCCGGGTTGTTTCGCGTACAAAACCCAAGGATACCCTGCAGACGATTGTCGGTCTAAACAACGAACCCGGTCGTCTCCATCAATGCCAAGAGCAGCTTCGGTTATGCTGTAAAGCAGCGGGCCATTCCATTTCTGTGAAACGGAAGGGGCCACAGCTTGTACACATTCGTGAAGCAATTCATGGTCAATTAACGGAGTTTTTCCGGCGTTCTTGGATAGAGCGAGCAACATCGGGTTTACAGGCATTCCTTGAACTTTCATCGGTTTTAAAGCGGAAGGCATTGTGGTCGGTACTGAAACTTGTCCATGTATCGATGAGGGTCGCAGCTTCGTCCCAGATGGAGATCCTAGAGGTGAGGTCGTCGCTAGAGGGTAAAATTGTCCCTCAATTGGGGTTGTTACATCTTCGGTTGTGACATTCCAGCACACTTGCGCTTGAACAGGAAAGTTGTCCAGTCCAGTTTTAAGCAGTTCGTAAGTGATACTAGTGCTATATGCAGTGCCAGGTGCCACGGCT